ACCGTCCCATTTTGCAGGATATACTTCAATGTATTTTGTCAAATGCCAAGGAGAAACTTTACCACGATTACCATTTGAAATCCACTTAAAATTTAACCATTGTCTATCAGCATTATATTCTGGATCCCCATCTTCGTATATTTTAAGATCAGAAGTTCTGGAGTAATCAATATGATACAAATATCCGTGAGGATCTAACCAGTAATAGGACATTGTGCCTCCAATGCCATCCTCAATATCTTTTGTTTGTAGTTCTACCTCAGTGAATTGCTCACCCAAATCATAAGATGAACGAACATAATCAAACATCCCCATCGTCTTCCTCCTCAAAAAGGTCTTTCACTTCTTCAAGAGTGTAAGTCTTTACCTTTCCACTATCAATATCATCAACCATTTGATGTAGATACTCAAGGAACTCTTTAGGATATGTATCATCCTCATTCAGAGAAGTCCAGAACCAATCTTTACATTCTTCCTCTGGATCATCCTCTCGCATTAGTGCATAACCATCATAATTTGAAGTCATCAGGTCACTCCAAATCCTAAAGTTACTTCTAAAGGAAAAGAACCAAGTTGGTATAAGGTGTTGGAAGATATATTCTATCCGTGTCATAATGCCTCAGCACTCATCGCATCCATTTCCTCCTCAGTATAATCAGGGGCGTCTGGATTTTCACATCGTGAAAGTTTTGCTTTCAAATCGCGAACTTGTTTTTCCAAATCATAAATCTTGTTTTCCAGAGGAATAACTTTGTTTGCATATTCTTCCGAGAGATACAAGTCATACTCGTCAGCAACCTTTTTCATATCCTCAAAACTACGCATATCATTAAATGCAAGCGAACAAGCACCTTTCATAATACCAAAATCATTATGTCCCATCGTGCGGGCAATAGTTCCAAAGAAGCGGAACAGTTGCATACTGTTAATATCCTCAACAGGAATCTCAAAAGTATAATGCTCCTCTGGAAGAGTTTCATCGTCATAAACTCCACCAGTAGAAGTCCATTCCGTATCAAATTTAACCTTGAGAGTTGCTTTGTAGGTCATTTGTTTGGATCTTTATTCACATACTATAAAACCTCTTGACGGTGAAGTCAAGAGGTAGTGGACAGTTTAGAAAGTGTACTCCTTCCACTCATCGATCTTGCAGTTGATAAGGGCAAACTGCATCTTGTTGTGTGGTGCTCTTGGTTTCCTTATCAGTTTCATTCCAGTTTGTTCCAAGAATGTATGTCCCTTTTTGGTATTACAGGTAGAACAAGCAACCACAAGATTCTCCCAACTATCACCACCACCACGACATCTTGGAATGACATGATCTATCGTGAGTCTCCTTGTAGATCCGCAGTATTGACAAGTATTATTGTCTCTCTTGTAAATCATTGACCTTGATGGTTTACAAGATACAATACGAGACAGTGGAACTCTTACATAATTCAACAATCTTATTACTCTACTGGAAAGCATCTGTGCTTTCTCTTTCAGCAGAAGAACAATTGCTCGCTTCCAACTTGCGATATGAAGAGGTTCATATGATGAGTTTAATACTAAAACCGTTGTATTCGGTTGGATTTTTATTCCAGTCATACCTTTATTAGAGGTTCACATTATCTAGGTTCTAATGATATCCGCAAGGAACATAAACTCTTTCGGTCCAAGTTCTTACATATCCAGGTCTGAATTCATTACCAGGAACATATTGCTCTCTCTGAACAATTTGAAAACATACTGGGCGTGGAGCGTAGTAAACAGGACTACGGTAGTATGAACCATTGTTAAATGGTCTCCAGAATTGGTTCCAAGTGATGGCATTCGCTGGAAGTGCCATAAATGTCATAACAAAAATAAGATACTTCATCAGTCTCTTTGTCTCCAATCGTCTGGTTTGTCCCCAGTAAAGAAGTCAATAATATCATCCGCACCATTGAATCCTGTGCGATGATTTGAAGGATCAGGATCACCTAAGTCCAGTGCATTCATAAAGTCATCTAAACTGCCCTCTTTCATATCGGGGTTGGCAGCACGGCGTCTCGCTTGCCTGAGAATAGTTGCAGCTGATCTATTTGCCTTTGCCAATTTCTCTGCCCAAATCATATCTTCCAAACCCACTTCCTTGTGCATCGCAATTTTGTTGCAGATTTCTTCAAGGCGAATGCGGTATTGCGTAGAGAGCATATGTATTATTAAGATAATGATTATTTATTTCTTGATTCTAACTCTTGTTGTAGTTCTTTCGCAAGTCTATATGCTCGTCTCCACATCATATACTTTACAATAGGATTTGCTGGATTGTGTAAGATCCACCACTTTACCTTTTCATATTCTACTCTTGCCAATTGAGTAAGCATATAGAATGCCCTCGCTACGGATTGATCTGTTACAATCAAGTAACCAACACAAAAGAAGATAATAAAGTAAATGTATGAAACATTCATTGTCTTAATGTTTTAAGATATTCTAACACATTCTCACGAACTGCCATGAGTTCATTGTAACAAAGTTGATTGTGAGCACAGTTGCGAAGTTCAGCATCTGGTTTGAGCACACTTTCCTCAAAGAGAGTCAGTCCGCGATTCCACTTTTCAGTTTGAGTTTCTTCATTCATTTTTTTACTACTTTAATGGGGCAGGAAGGAATAACTTTACGGACTTCTTGGATAATTTCGGATTTTTGAACTTCAGTAAGTCCTACAACACTAACAAGACGGTGAACAATACTCAACGCTTGTGTGCATGATATGGTTGTTGTGAGTAACAGAGCAACCATAGTTTTCTCCTATTCTACTACTATTTAAGATAGTTTAATTCTAAATCACTTTTCAACCTTCCAGTGCTCATTACCTTTCTTTGGCACCCAGAAGAAGTATTGCTTATTCAGGGAAGCAAGGAATAGCATATCATCAGTTTCTTGCTCAACAAGACAAGAATGAAACTTCTCCATCTGATTGGCAAACCTGTTCTTTGCCTTGCTTGATAGTGGACTGACGCAAACGAACTTTGATTTGGTTTTCATAATGGGTTGAATGAACTTGAATTCTACTCTGGGTTGGTGCTGGTCAAATGAACACTGTGCCACTTTTTGGATTGGCACGGTGATCTTTGATGAATTTATTGGCAGATGATACTGTCCTGCACAGTTTTAACTGTTCTCCATTGTAAATTACAATCAATTGGTTTCCATATGGGACGGCAGCATATCCGTCTTTAGTGACAAATCCTTCTTTCATTATACTTTTAGAAAAATCGGTGGTTTGGTTGCGGTGAAGGTGCCATAGGTCGGTTGCGGGTAAATTGCAGAAAAATCAGGGTTTCCCCCACCATAGGTGGGGGTCAGTGCTCAGCGGCGCACCACCGATACGGCAGGTTCGCCCTTCTGGAAGATGGTATCCACCACTGCCTGAACCGACTTGGCGGTGCTGATGCCCACCTTGCTGTAAACGGGCACACACACCAGACCGAAACTCTTGGTGTATTGGTTCAGGTTGCCAGGTTGGATGCTGCCATCGCGGAGACCCTTGGCATCATCGTGGTGAAGGCGAATAGCACGCCCAATGGTCTGAGAGATGCCAATGTAGTCCATATTGCGCATGAACAGAACTGCCTCCAAACCAGACACATTGATGCCCTCACTCAGGATGCTGTGGTGAAGAACAACAAACTTCTTGTCGTTGTCCTTGCCCCAGGCACTCAGAGTGTCAAAGAACACGTCACGATTCACCTTCTGACCATCAATCACAGCACCAGTCTTGGCGGTGATGTACATCCAAGAGTAACCACGATCCTCCAGTTCCTTGCAGAAATCAGTCTCGGAAACCAGAGCAACGATCTGCTTAGTTGCCTTGGCACAGATCAGAATCTTACCAACCTCATTGTCATCAATGGTTTCCAGAAGATTCTCGGCATCCCGATCGTAGTTGGTTTGCTTGCCCTTAACCATCTCCAGTTGCTTGACAACAACCTTAGGGGGCACAATGTAACCACCCTGAACCAACTCGGGAGCAGGAACCTTACAGATCACCTGCCCATAAACAGAGGAGTCATTCATGCCAGGTTTGCCAACAGCAAGCGAGTGCTTAGGAGTGGCAGTGAAGAAGTAGCAGCGTTGTGCCTCAGTAGCAAAGTGCTCGGTAGCAGGGAAGAAGTGGCGCTGAACGCTGTTGTGTGCCTCATCAAAGTAAATGGTGTCAACAGCAATCCCTGCCACTTGAAGGCGAGAAAGGGAATGATAGGTGGTGAAGATCAGTTTGTGGGAGGAAGCATTGTTCTCAACCCACTGGCGGATCTCATAGGGGCGAGTAGAAGACTCGTGATGAGTTTCGCCACTGTGAATGTGGAATACTTTTGCGTTGGTGATGTGCTCAAGAAACTCGGAGGACAATTGCTCTGCCAGGAGAATGCGAGGAGCAACCACTACAATGGTCTGAGGAGTGTCAGAAAGCAGTTGGCGAATGGCATCATAGATCATCTTCAGAGTCTTGCCACCACCAGTAGGAACAATGATCTGTCCCTTGCGGTACTTGAGCATGGCATTGGTGCCGCGCTGCTGGTGAGGGCGAAGGAGATCAAAGTTCATTGGGTTCATCGCGTATGGGACTATTATAGCACAAAAAGAGGTCCCGCAGGACCCCGTGTGACAGTTATGAAAGTGGATTACTGGATGGGAACCAGAGTATCGGAGGGATCAGTATCCACAATGTGTGGAGGGCGAGAACCATAGATCAGGAAAGATCGTAGCACCGCACCAGTGCCGTTGATGGCATCAAGATTGGTCAGAATATCCTCCAGTTGGTTGATACGGTTCTCAATCATCTTGAGAACTGCAAGTCCATCCTTTGCGTGAGTAGTATTCACATAGAAGTTCAGGCGGGTTTTGACGCCACGAG